TCAGCCAATTCCAATCGATACAGTATTGGCATCATCCGGCCAAACGGTGCTGGACGATGCGAGCCGGGCGGCTTTGGCATCGAGCGGGCTGAACCTTGGCGCATCTGCCAGCGTGTTGAATCTGAAGGCGTCAAACACGACGATCACGCGGAATATGCTCGCTTCGTCTGGAGTGACTCGCGGCATCTTACAGTTTGTTGGCGATTCGTTCATCCAAGGACGTGGCGCAAACGGTAACGGCGATGTTGGGGCCCGCCCTAAATCGTGGCCCGTTCAGGCTGTTTCTGTATTGAGCACGCTTGGTTATACGGCACAGGCTGATTCTGTTTGCGGTTGGGGCTCTGTTTCGCCATCAACTATCGACGGATACATTGCATACGACCCTCGCGTCTCATATTCCGGCACGGTGACCAAATACAGCGGTATTGCTGGGCTCGGTTATGAAATGTTCCAGCTTGCAGCAGGAGCAACGCTCACATTCACCCCTGGCGGCACGTTTGACACTGTTGATGTGTTCTATGCAGCCAAAGCGGCTGGCGCAACAAGCACGTTCACAGTTTCCGACGCTGGAGGCGTGAAGGCCACGATTGATTGCAACGTTGGCACGGCTGCGATCCAAAAAACCACCGTGACCTTGGCGGCTGGCTCCACCTATGTAACCTTCACAGGCGGCGCAGCGGCAAGCACGCTCTCATTCTTCAAGACACGCACCGCAGCAAACCCAGTAATCGAGGCCATAAATTGCGGCCAAGCTGGCAAGCCTGTTCAGCAGTGGGCACCAACAGCAGGCGCGGCCCCATACGGCACCCAAGCCAGCTTGGATTTGGTCGACTCAGGCTTGAGCGCCGTCACAGTCATTGACGGTTGGTACAACGACCTGAAGACTCCACGCACCCTTGCGCAGTTGCAAGCAGATTTGCGCGCGCTCTGCACGTGGGCAAAAACAAAGGGTGACGTTTGGTATGTCAACTATGCAAAGCTGAACCCCGCCCAAGTTGACGAAGCGACGTTCACATTGTGGTCGCAAGCTGCAATCGACATCGTGATCAATGAGTATGACGGTGTAGTGGTGAACATGGCAAAGGTCATCCCTGACAACGCAGCCGCATACACGCAAGGGCTCATGAATGCTGACTTGCTGCATTTGCAAAAGGGTGGCCACACATTGACAGCCCGAGCAGTCGCGAACGCTATGGCGTCTTGCATTGCTCTCGGCTAACCCATGCCAACCAAAACCCAAGAGCATCAGGATCGGTTTGTGGATCACATCCAGCCGATGCCCGTTCCTGCTGCATTGGTCGAGCGCATCCGCAAAGATTCAGAGTACGCCAAGCAGTTGGCAGATAGCCTAGGCGATAAAAAACTGCCGGAAGGTAGCAAACAATGACCATCAGCACAGCAGAGAAACTAGCCAAGGTTCATCAGCGATCATTGCAGCAATTCAACAAGTCCCAAACGGCTTGCTATGAAGAGCGAAAGCAATGCGTTGAGGATCGCCGGTTCTACTCCATTGCCGGGGCTCAGTGGGAAGGCGCGCTTGGTGACCAGTTTGAGAACTCGCCAAAGTTTGAGTTCAACAAGGTGCATCTGGCGGTCATTCGCATCATCAACGAGTACCGCAACAATCGCATCACGGTTGACTTCACGGCAAAGGATGGATCTAACGACGACGATCTGGCAGACACATGCGATGGCCTATATCGGGCAGATGAGCAAGACTCAGGCGCTCAAGAGGCGTATGACAATGCCTTTGAAGAGGCTGTCGGCGGTGGGTTCGGCGCTTTCCGTCTGTGCGCAAGCTACGAAGACGAGGAAGACGACGACAACGACCATCAGCGAATCAGATTCGAGCCTATTTTTGATGCCGATTCGTGCGTTTACTTTGACGTCGATGCAAAGCGTCAGGACAAGTCAGATGCGACACGTTGCTGGGTTCTGAGCCCGTACAGTTACGACGCGTTTGAGGAAGAGTTTGGAGAAGATCCAACTTCGTGGCCCAAAGAAGTCAACAGCACAGAGTTTGACTGGTTCACGCCTGATGTTGTGTACGTTGCCGAGTACTACGAGATTGAGGAAGTCAAGGAAAGCGTCTACATCTTTGAGGGCCTTGACCCTAATGCGGAAGAGATGCGAGTGACTGAGGCTGAACTGACTCCTGAAAAGCTGGAGTTTTTGAAAGCTGTCGGGTTCAAGCAAGTGGGCGAAAAGAAAGCCAAGCGCAAGAAGGTGCATAAGTACCTGATGAGCGGGGCGGGCATCTTGGAAGACTGCGGATACATCGCGGGCAACTGCATTCCAGTCATCCCGGTCTATGGCAAGCGCTGGTTTGTTGATGGCATCGAGCGCTACATGGGCCACGTTCGCCTAGCCAAGGATGCGCAGCGCCTGAAGAACATGCAGTTGTCTCGCTTGGGTGAGATTTCCGCACTGTCTCCTGTCGAGAAGCCAATCTTCACACGTCGCCAAGTCGCTGGACTTGAGCAGTATTGGGCAGATGATCCGATCAAGCGATACCCGTTTGGTTTGGTCAACGACATGGAGGATGCCAACGGGCAACCTACCGCAGCCGGTCCAATAGGCTACACCAAGTCGCCTAACCTGCCTCCAGCTATGGCCGCACTCCTGCAACTGACTGAGCAGGACATGAGCGACATCCTAGGCAATGCCCAGGCTGGTGAGCAATTGCAGCCAAACATGTCAGGCAAGGCCGTCGAGTTGATTCAGACTCGATTGGACATGCAGGTCTTCATCTACATGAGCAACTTCGCCAAGGCCATGCGCCGCGCTGGCGAGGTTTGGTTGTCAATGGCCCGCGACATCTATGTCGAAGAAGGCCGCAAGATGAAGACGCTTGGCTCCGGTGGCGAGACTGGCACTGTTGAACTGATGCAGCCAATGTATGACCAGAAGGCTGGCAAGGTGGTTCGTCAGAACGACATCACGAAGGCCCGCTATGACGTCAATGTGGATGTTGGCCCATCGTCGTCAAGCCGTCGCGCCGCAACGGTTCGCGCATTGACCGGCATGATGTCGTTGAGCCAAGACCCGCAAACCTTGAGCGTACTGCAAGCGGCCACGATGATGAACATCGAAGGCGAAGGGCTGGCAGACATACGGGATTACTTCCGCAAGAATCTGGTACGCATGGGAGTTGTCAAGCCTACCGACTCCGAGAAGGAAGAATTGGCCGCAGAAGCTCAAAACACGCCACCTGATCCTAACGCCCAATACCTGCAAGCCGCAGCGCAAGAGGCGCAAGCCAAGGCGGGCAAGGCTCAAGCAGACACAGTGCTGACTATTGCCAAGGCAGAGCAATCGCGGGCTGAAACGGCAAAGACGCTTTCTGATATGGAGGTTTCTGAGCGGGCAAGTCTGCTGGATACAGCCTCGCAACTTCAGCAAGCATTTGCACAAGAAAGCCAACCACAGAATCCTTTGCAAAGCCAATAGTTTTTAACTATCATGCTCGCGTGGTTGCCGCAGAACCAGAATCTGTGAGTTTGCAAGGGGATAAATGACTGAACAGGCAGAAACAGTGGTTGACGAAATCACGCTGGAAACCGAAGCCGAACCGCAACTGGATCAGGAAGTCGAGCAAGAGGCGCAAGCCGAAATGCCTGACGACCAGGCCAATCAAAGCGATCAGGCAGAAGAAGAAGGCGACGAGATTGTTATCACGATTGATGGGGACTCGCCTTCCCAAGCTGATGCAGATGTACCGAAAGACCGTGCCGCATGGGCAAAGCTGCGTTCTGAGAATGCGCGACTGAAGCGGGAAGCTGATTCCTTGAAAGAGGCCAGCAAACCGAAAGAAGACGACACACTCGGGCCAAAGCCAACCCTGGCGAATCCAACCGGTAGCCCTGAAGATGAGTACGACGCCGACAAGTTTGAGGCCGCACTGATCGAATGGACCGAGAAGAAACGCAAGTACGACGAATCTCAAGCCAAGAAGCAAGAAACCGAGAAGGCCGCGCAAGCAGCATGGCAACAACGGGTTCAAGCCTACGAGGAAGGGAAGAAGTCGATCAAGGCCGCAGACGTTGAGGAATGTGAAGCAGTCGTACGCGACACGCTGAACCCTACTCAGCAAGCATTGCTCGTCAAGTATCTGGACAACGCACCCGTTGCCGTTTACGCGCTGGGCAAGAGCGAAAAGCACCTGAAGGAACTCGCATCAGAGACTGACCCTATCTTGTTTGCCATCAAGGCACGAGAACTGGAGAAGAAAGTGAACGTCACACCCCGGAAGACCGCACCCCCTCCTGAGCGCCGAATCAGTGGATCGGCAAGTACTCAAGGATCGGATGCAACACTGGAAAAGCTGCGTGAAGAGGCTTCGCGTACAGGCGACATTTCAAAGGTCGTTGCCTACAAAGCGAAGCTGAAGGCGCAGGGTAAGTAAACCTGTTTTTGAAAGGCAATCATGTCTAACGCATTTTCTAAGGAAGAGCGCATTGCTTGGGAAGCATTGTGCGAAGGCTTCGCAGACAACCAAGTTCTGTCGAAGAATGTTTCGGTCTACCAGACCGATCAAACCACGATGGAGCGCACAAACGATGTGATGTGGCGCCCTCAGCCGTACATCATGCAGTCTCACGACGGCACCGATGCTACCGGCAACTTCGATGACGCAACACAGTTGACTGTGCCTGCAACCATCGGCTACCAAAAGCACTCGGCTTGGGTGATGAGCGCAACCGAATTGCGCGATGCCCTGCAAGAGGGTCGCTTGGGTCAAGCTGCACGCGATAAGCTGTCTTCTGACATCAACGTCGCCGTGATGAACGTTGCTGCCCTGCAAGGCGCTCACGTCATCAAGCGCACTGCCGCTGCTACCGGCTTCGATGACGTTGCACTGGCTGAAGCCGTGTTCAACGAAATCGGCGTTCCTGGCATGGATCGCTATCTGGCTTTGTCCACTCGTGATTACAACGGGATGGCCGCTAACCTGGCAAGCCGTTCGACCATGACTGGCAAGCCAACCAACGCATACGAACAAGCGTATGTCGGTCGTGTTGCGTCTTTCGAGACCTTCAAGATGGACAATTCGCGTCGTATCGCTGCGGCTGCGGGTGGCGCCGGCATCACCATGTCCACTTTGGACGCTGGTGGCAATTACTACACCCCCAAGTCCACGTCGACCTCGGCAACTGGTGAAGTCTCCAACGTCGACAACCGTTATCAAACTATCACCGTTTCGAGCACCACTAACGTGGCCGCTGGTGATGCGTTCACGGTTGCTACTTTGAACTCTGTTCATCAGATCACCAAGCAAGACACTGGTCAGTTGAAGTCGTTCCGCGTCATCTCGGTGGATTCGTCTACCACCATGACCATCAGCCCTCCGATGATCACCGGCCAAGGTGGCACTGATGCCGAGTTGCAGTATCAAAACTGCGTCATCAACACCAAGGCATCGAACTCGGCTCTGGTGTTCCTGAACACAACTGCTGCCGCTGCTAACCCGTTCTGGCACAAAGACGCAATCGAGTTGCTGCCCGGTCGTTACGCCGTGCCTGACGCCGCTGGTGCCGCTGTGATGCGCTTCACAACCGACCAAGGTATTGAGATCGTGATGACGAAGCAATTCGACATCAACACACTCAAGACCAAGTTCCGTGTTGACACACGATTCGGTGTGTGCGCCAAACAGCCGGAAATGATGGGCTTGTTCCTGTTCGGTCAGGCCTGATAACGGGGGCTTCGGCCCCTGTTTCGCAACGATTTTGGAGAATTGATCATGACGAACATCGTCTATCCAAACGGCACCGTAGAGGTGACCATTCCCGCAACCGAAAGCATTGCCGTCTACACCGTAGGCAAAGCCAAGGTTTCGCGCCAAGTCGGCTATCCCAACTATCCTGAGTCCGTTTCGGTCTTGGGTGAAGTGGAAGATGATCAAACCGTGTTTGGTGCTTACGCATCCGGCGCGACCATCATCATTGAAGCTGGCGCGGCTCCTGTGTACTACGAGATTGGCGTCGCTCCTGTCGTCAAATCTCAGTTGTACAACCAACGCTATCAGCCTGACCCTGTTGCAGTGAACGTGACTGGTGCTGTGTCTGCTGCTGCCATCTTGGGCGGCATCGTGACATCGACCACCGCTGCCGCTGTGGCTGGCACTGTTCCAACTGGTGCTGTGATGGAATCTGCTGCCAACTGGGCTGTTGGTGACTCTGTTGACTGGACTGTGATTGCCACTGGCGCTAACGCGTTCACTGTGACTGCCGCATCTGGTCACACGCTGGTCGGTACTGCCGCTGTCGCAACCGTGACATCTGGCCGTTTCCGCACTCGCAAGACTGCAACCGATACATTCGTCACCTACCGCATTAGCTGATGAATAGGGGCCGGGTTCGCTCGGCCCCATTTGGAGAGATCAATGGAATTCCCGCGCATCGTGTTCAAGTGCCCTGGCGATCTGCCGCGACAAGGTGGCACGTTCAAGGTTTTGCAAGTCGCTGATGATGTGGCTCATGCTGATGCTGTGGCGGATGGCTGGTTTTCCTCATTGCCAGAAGCTATCGAGTCGCACGACAATCCAAAGCCAGTGGCCGTTGTTGACGTTGCTCCCGATGTGGTCGAGCAAGAGTCACGCGAATCGCTGGAATCACGCGCCAAAGAGATTGGCATCAAATTTGATGGACGCACGTCTGATGCAAAGCTGTCTCGCCTGATCGCTGAAGCAAGCCTAGGAAACTGACATGGGATGGACAAAACGCCAATTGGTTGATGATGCGTTCGGAGCAATTGGCTTGTCCGGCTATGTCTTCAATCTATCGCCAGATCAGCAACAAGCCGCACTGAGGCAGTTAGACGCCATGATGGCTACATGGGAGGCTCGTGGCCTTCGCATTGGCTACCTGATGCCATCTAGC